CTCCACTTACTACTCAAGGTATCTCTATTGTTGTGTCTGTGAGAGCATGCGATGATTTTAGAGTTCACTCGAACAAGATTTTGCCAAACGTCCGCACAAGTGGAGCTTTGTCCATGATGGGGGCACCGGAGGAGCCCGGTGAGGACGTGTTAGAAGCACAGTCCGCCTTGATTAACAATATTGCTGCTGATAGAATGTGTCACTTTGGCTCTGAGCCTATCGATGATAATGTTCTGTACTCGCATTCTATGGGAGAGCCGATTTTGTCGGTTAGATCCCTTTTAAAAAGATTTCATTATCTTGGTGAGTTTGCAAGTACAGCTGCAGGCACCAATGGTGCGAACAATAAAGTTTTTGGGACAGGTGGTCCCATTCATGAGACAGCAATTTGCGGTATCACGACTTTAGATGGTGGTACAGTGAATTATGTGGGTTTGGCTATCCACACGCCTTTCAGATGGTTCAAGTCTATGTATGCTGGTCACCGTGGGGGTGCCAGATATAGAGTTAGAACAAATGAAAACGTACTGGGAGGTACGACGTTGGTTAAACCAGTCTATTCGGTAGCCTTATTTGAATCAGCGGTGACTGAAGCAATATCAAACTCGGAGGACGTTTGTGCATCTCCTTATTATGCTTGGGAAGTATCCGACGAGTGGAAAGACGAGTCGGGAGATTTTAGACTTCCTGATTACAATATGTGGATGTATACGCCGGGAGGGTTTTATGTTCCTCCTGCTGGCGAAGGTTTCGCCAGGTTCGTTTTGAGAGTGACTAGAGCGGTTAACGACGCGTTAGGCTATTCTTATGGATTAGCCAAAAGTATCGATGAGGACTTTTCGTTTGTTAACTTTATAGGTTCACCAGTGGTCACTTATGTGGTCGCGCCTCCTTAGATTTATACATTAGATTAAATGTAGTTTCCCCAGGGCACGGGGTGTAGAATGTGGCCGGATTTCATCTGGCCTTTGGCCAGTTTTTATATATTGTAGATGCGTGTACGTTTGTGTGCGTGTTTGGTTTTGTTGGAGTTTGTAAATATCTCTCTAGGACGTAATGTCCCCTTCGCCAATCCCCATTTTAGGTGGGTGTATTGAAGGTCGTTAGTATGCTGTTGTTTTATAGCAGTGAAAACGCATAGTCCAGATGATACAAGTCCTGGC